TCCACTGAAGTTGCCCTTCTTGATATTAAAAATTCTTCAGGAGGTACAGCGACCACCTTAACTTGTCCATCTACTTTAGTTCTTTTTACTTTAACATCGTGTTCAACAATAGCTGGAGATATTAAAGTACCAAAATCATCGACTTGTTGTTTTTGTATAACTGTTTCTGTATGTTCTACGACTTCAAGATCATCATTTGCTAGGATTGATTGATACTCAATCTCAGTTAGGTTCTCGTATGTTTCGTGAGATACCTCTTTTTTTTCTTCCCAGAAATGCTTAATGACTCCTGTCTTACTTATTAACGCATCTTTAAAGGCATCGTACAAGACCTTAAATCCGTTATTTTGCTTGTTAAAGACATAGTTGACATAGTCGGTAGCTTGTTGTGCCATTTCGACATCTTCAGGGCCTTGTGGCTCGAACTCAGCGACATTGTTATGTGTAGTAAAAATACGCATAAGGCTTGGCATAATGTATTCGATAGTATCTCTAACATCAGTTGTAACAATCTCAGAACGACCATCTATCTCGTTGCCAAAAGGTTCTCCGAGATAATACTTCATAGCATCTTCTCTTTGTTCTGAAAGCTCAGTATTAAAGTCGCCTGAAGCAGACTCTATCTCATTACTCAGTTTCGATGCTAATTCATCATCGGTCATTTTTTTAGCCATTATTTATCCTTATTAAATTTATCTTTAAGTCTTTGTGCTGCTGTTTTTCTAGCTTTTTCATTGTCTTGATTTGCTTTTTTTATTGCTTTTTTGTCAGTAAAGAAAGAATCTGTATATCTTTTAATCCTATCTTTATTTTTATAAATCTTATTACCAGCTTTGATTAATGTAAGTATTGCCATTATTTTCTAGGTTTTCTTTGTAAGTTAGATTTTCTTTGACCTGCTTCCATTTTTTTATTGAATTTAGATTTACTACTTTCAGTTTTTTTCTTTTCTTTTTGTAACTTTCTATCCATAATAACTGTTGAAGCACCAGCTCCAACTGCTAAACCACCAGGAAATCCAGTTGCTGCTCTTTGACTTTTAGTTTTAGTTGCTTTTGTAATATCTGCAGTTTTAGGTTTTTTAAATGCTTTTGTTGCTCTTGATACACTTGCTGTAAGTGCATCTCTCATTTTTTTGTTTCTTGCAAGTGAAAGTGCTGCTCTAGCTGCTAGTGGGATTAATGGTAATGCCATAATGTTCTCCTATACGACTGCGACATCAGGGCCTAATCTACCCTTTCTATCCCATCGTGATCCTTGTGTTGTTGAATGTCTTAGACTCATGGCTGCATATCTTGTCGCTGCCATTAAGTCATCTTTAAGTTTAACCAGTTTGCCATCTTTACGATGATACATACGATACTCCTCAAACCAGTCATAGAGGGTATTAAATACTTTAAATCTGCCATGTTCCATACGATCTAGCATTTCCATAAGACCTGCTTCAACCGAATTACCACCTTTTTTCTCACCAATCGCTGGTGGGTTTTCAAAGTGGAAAGGCAGCATATTAACATAATTATCACGATACTGTTCGGCGAGAGTAACACCTGAACCTTTATCGTGTTGGTAGCCATCATGTGGCCATACTATAGGGATATAGTCGCTACCTTCCCGTTCATTGATATGTGATGCGTGATAGCTAGGTATTTGTTTAGCCATACGATAACAATCGTAAACATAAACAATATCCTTATCTCTATCCCACGCTAACCATGCTACTGCTGTAGGGTGGTCATATCCAAAATCTATTGCTGCAATCCTTGCAAAATGAGGGGGTATGGTAAAAGGATCTATAGCTAGATTGTCCTCATCTATAGGAAATACTAGCCCTGATCCTATCATTGGTATGCCTTTTGACCTCATTTCCCTTTCGTGAGGTGGCAAAGCCGCTAAAATCTGTTCTTTCATATCATCGGTTAGGTGTTCGGCATCTTCCCAACCTGCTGTTAACAACGACTGTCCTGGTCTTAGATCAGAGGTAAAACTCTGTACTACCTCGGTCATGCCTGATTCTGGGGTAAAAGTCATATAAACTTGCCCTTTTTTGTCTAAAGTACGAGTAATACATTGTGAATATATGTTTTGAGGAGGTTCTTCATCGAGCCAAATAAGGTCTAAACTCTCCCCCATAAATTTTTCTGCCCCTTGTTCGTAGGCTTTAAAGGCAACCCTAGACCACCCACCGGTGCTGTGTTTTACAAGAACTGATGAATGTGCATTAGGAACGCCAGGTTTTCTTGTGGTTTCACCGATAAGATGCTTAGGAATTGATCCTTTACCGACATCTCTTGGGTTGTCTGGTTGCCCAAATAATTCTTTTTGGCAGATATCTCTAGTGGTTTCATTAGATGCGCCACAGACCCATGCCCTAACAGGTTTAGTAAATCGCTTACCTTTCCACCATTTTGGGTACAGTCCAGTTAAGTGAGCTGCCATCTCCATAGCTCCCACATAGGACTTGCCTACCCTATTCGCTGCCATTAACAACCTTTGTGAGCAATCTCTACCTGCTTTATGGAATCTTTTCTGGAACTCGTAGGGTTGATAGTAGTTTAATCTATTCTCCTCTTGTCGTTTATTTAACTCACCGAGGATTGTTTGTATTCTTTCTGTAGACATAGTACTCCACCTCTAAGGGTATAATTTTTTTTTAATTAATGCAACATATTGTGTTTAAACAATGATCCTGGCACAACATCTAGTATATAAGCGTTTGCTTATAGGTCTATATTTCCCACCATAGTGTGAATGGATATATATATATATAAATGTCTGCGAATAGGGGGGGCGAGGTCTTTCTAATTATTTTTATTTCTTATCATGTTTAAACTATTTACATTATTTATTTTCTTAGCATTAGTAATAGCTATAACAATATAAGAATATAAAAGACTATTATTAAAAATATTATTTAAGGCGCTATTTAATGTAGATACTATTATTTTTCATACCTAAATTAAGACTATTAAATACTATCTATATTTATAATTAAAATAATTGTTAATCTTTTATTAGTGTTTCTGTCTACATAAGATGTAATAAGAGATTCTTTTGCGATTCTCTATTATTTAAAGATCAAGTTTTTCATTATAGACATATAATGAAATCAATAATAATTATCACTGACATTTTAATTCTTTTGTATCTTGGCCTTGATTAAATAAAACTTTTTAATGTGAGAGTGAATATAGATTATTAATATTTGTATTTATGTATCAATGAACATTGATTAGAATCTTTTCGGGATCTGCGCCTGGTAAAGTTTACCGGTATTTTTTAAATTCTGCCGCTTTATAGCTCATTAAGTATAAAAGTAATAGATCACTAAACATTATTAGATATTATTGATTTAAAGGCCTTATGGGTATTTATGCTATTTATGGGCATTTGGTAGAAAAAAGCGATCTCTAATAGCTCGATTATGCCCATTTCATGTAGTCTAAGGTATAAACACTAGGGGCATATTTAAGCATTTAGACAAGAAAAAGCCCCCATTGATTTTTATTAATGGGGGCTAATTTAGGCTTTATTTATCTATCCCTAGAAATTTCAATTCCATATTGTTTAATAAATGTTAATAAATGCCATACTGCAATGTCATAAGGTTTATGAGCAGTTTTACAAAAATTGAAAGATAAATCTTCATTTTCATAATGTGCAACAGTTCTAACATTTTTTAGTAAAACAAATGTTTCGTGTTCATTGTCATTTATGCCATTGAATACAATTTCATCATCATTTTCTGATTGGTCAATTATGATTGAATTGCATACATCTTTTATATAATCGTATTCATCTTTTATTTGTTTCCATTCGGAATTACTAAAAGATTTTTTTTGTTTCCAATAGTTTGTATATCCCATTATTTATACCTCATCTGTTGTAGTTCATAGTTTACATATACTAATGTTTTAATATCATTACGATATTTAAAAACATCATGTTCATATGTGAATTGTTTATTTTTTTGAATTTCGGACTCTAAAAAGCCTTTAATTCTGATTAATAATTGTCTATCTAGTTTCATCTTTTTTTACCTCACTATTGTCTATTGCTTTATCTGAAAATATCTCTAAATCAATAAATTCATATTCAGTTTCTGCATTTGGTTCTCTTAATTTGAAAATAATATCTCTAACAATTTCTCTATCGATACTATCACCATCAAATTTAAGTTTAATTTTTGATAATCTGATTTTAATGGCTTTTTCTACTTCTTCCATTGTCAAATTATTATCAAAAAAATCTTTATATATTCCTTTGTCTTTACCATAAAAAGACCATATATAATCTTTAAAATTTTTCATATCTTCTTTATTTAGTTTCATCTTTTTGTACCTCATTTTTGATTGTATCGGACATCATAGCTTTAAGGCTTTTTTCATCAAGTCTTAAAACCTCATTACATATTGGGCATTTTGGTAGCCCAATCATTGCACATTTTTTAGATAGTCTGATTTTATACTCATGCTCTTTACATTCTGCCAAAAGCAATCTCGTAGTCTGTTTTGGTTTACCACTAGATTTGGGTTTTTGTGGATTCCCATTTTCATCTAGTATTTCATTACCCTCATCATCAATGATATTACCCTCATCATTTGTCTTATAATGAGTCATTACCCTTGCATGAATATCTTTGTATGCGCCATTGATTTTCATAAATTCATCAATGTTAAATAATTCCCACATCTCGGCAGAATATCCGCATTGAGTTAACTTACCCTCTAAACAAAACAACCTTGCAAGTGTTCCAAAATGTTTTTGATCATGTTTTGTATGGTTTAGAGTAAAGCAAATCGCATGTACAAATTCATGTATCATTGTTCCAAAATAATCTTTATTAGAATTATAGTTTGGGCTCACAGTTATTTCTGTAAAGTTTTTTGCACTACCTAGACTTTCCATTGTTGTACCCATTACATTCTTTTTAGAGCGATATGCCCATGATGTAGAAATACGAACATTTTCTTTTATATAGTCCATATCATAACCAAGTTTATTGTCTTTCACGATCTTATCCATAATTGGATAAGCCCATTCAAAAAACTTGTAATGATATGATTCTCTATTTTCTTTAATTAGTTTCATCATTTTTACCTATTGTTATATATAGCTTAATTGCTATTCCTATATTATAACTGTTTAAACAAATTAATACATCAATTTTTATATTATTATAATGAATGATTTTTTATAGAAAATAAGCGTTTTTTGGGTAAAAAAGCGTATAAACGCACAATTATTTAGCAAAATTACCTAGCAAAATTGATTAGCCGCCACGCAATGCCCGATTATTACCGGTCTAAATGCCAGGTTCCTGCCGGTCTGGTAATTTCTGGTCTGCTGATCTGGATCGCTGCTCCTTCTCTCTCTCTCTCTTGGTTGGTTATGTTTAAACTGTTTGTGTGATGCTTTTTAAAGTTTTTGATTTGTTAAAGTTGTTTAAACTGTGTTTTGATTGATGTAGTTTAAACGATTTGCTTTTTCATGTTATCTTTACAAACGATATGTTTTTCAAGATAGTTAATGATCTCATACATCGCATATGCTTGTCAATAAGAATATCAAATTATTTATAATAATCTTTTCTATACTAGATATTGCATAATAACATCAATATTGCTAATCTTATATATGGGATAGGTAGTTTTCTCATATAGGCTACTTATCCTCGCTAAATAACTTAGCAAATAAATAGTTTAAACGAGGTATAAAGATGGACTTAATTAAAATGTTAGAGGATCTCGCGGCAGACAAACCGGAGATAACCAAAGGCAAAGATTTTATAACAATATCTTTCAAAAATAAAAAGTCTGGCAGACCGAAAACAAAAAAATATGTGCGCCATTCATCAAAAATAATCGAGGAGGACTTATGAGTACATATTACAGACCAACAAAAACATTAAAACTTAAAGATGTTAAAGGCATAAATTATTTTAATATTAAAAAAGGTAATGGGCATGATTATTCAATAGAATTTGAGGAACATTATATTCATTTTGATGTCAAAAAAGGCAATATTATTGATCTTTATAGATATGGAATGAATGATGGTCGTATGATTCTTGATGAAATTACACATCATTTAGGTGTGTATTTTGTTGATGAATATGATGAGGATTATCAAGATTATGCAGAAGATGAAACTAATGTAATGACAATAACTTTCGATAGGGAGGATTTATGAGAGTAAACAAGCAAAATAAACCAAAGATTGAAAAGTATATAATCAAACAATTTAACATGATTGTTAAAAAAAAGGGAAATAATATGATTTCTTTGGTTGATCTATGGGATACACAATTTAAAGTTAGTGATAAATTCAATATTACTGATTACATGAGCCAAAAAATAACACACGAGATATTAGGGTGGGAAAAGAAAACTTGAATATCTTAGCAATATTTATATCAATATTCTTGATATGCTTTTTAGCTGTCTTATATGCCCTTATACAGCTATATTTAAAAGGAGAAATAGCTTTTTTGATTGCTTGGATCAGCAGTTTATTTGCTTCTTTTTTATTGGTCTGGGGTTTTTTCTTTTAAAAATTTATTAGCAAAATATCTTAGCAAAATGTCTTAGTAAGTTAGCTGTAGTATTTGTTTTCAAAAGCCTTAATAAATTCTTCACGATCTTCCTGGCTATAAACGATTGAGCTTAACCCATAAAACTCTCTAATTTCCTGTATTTTATTGCAATAACAAGCAAATTCTATGTTTAATTCAGATAAATTAGACTCTTTGTTAAATATCTTATCGAAATTTTTGTTAAATTTGGCTTGATCCTTGATACGATTCCGGCTTCCTTTTGACATAATTATTCCTCATTGGCGCTTGTAAGCTGCTTTAATTTCTTTTCTAGCTTCCTAACTTTGCTTTCTAGTAGCATTTCTTTTGTTTTTTTCTGTTCGTTGTAGCTTTTTTGGTATGCTAACCGATCATTTCTTGATTTTAAATACCTTTCTCTACCTTTTTTTAGCCTTTCTGCTCGTTTTTCTGGGCTTTCTTGCGCAGTTCTATCCCTTAACTTCTGTAAAAGTTTCTTTTTATCATCTTCTGGCATGGAATTATAGGACAACTTAGCTTTCTTTTTGATCTTTTCTGAGTTTTTAGCATAATGTTTTATCCACCATTTAGTATTTTTCTCAGGCATAAAATTTTCTCCTTAATTTTAATTAATTGCTTTCTTCCCTTCGTACTCTTTATCTTCAAAAAATCTACTTAATTTTATTTTTTTGTCTGACTTTAAGCCGCTATTAAAAATGTTTTGAAATTGAGCAATATGTTCTTCTGTTGTTTCTGATCCCAAAACCTTACTTCCTCTTGATTTCATAGCTGCCTTAAATCTTAAAAAATTCCAATTTGGACATTTTACAGCAACGAGATAGGCTCTAATAAAACCTCTCTTTATTTTTTTTGTTTCATCTAAAATATTACTTATATCTCTTATTTCTTGTGCTATTCTATCAAAATAAAATGTTGCGCCATCTGGTATTTTAAATTCACCATTTTTAAAATCTTCCATGTGGTCTTTACTCAACCTAATTTGTTTAACAAATATACAAATAGTTTCTTGAATAGGCATATTGTATTCGTTAATTTTGGATCTCAATGTTATATAATTTTTTTTCTGATATGTGCAGAAAAAGTTTAAATAATCATTATATGACCAACTTGATCTATTAGAATTTAACAGAGCCATATCAAAAGCATCATCAGAATCTAATACTATGCAGTATATTTCTAAACCTAACTCCATTCTTGCTTGAAAAGTGTGGTGTCCATCTCTTATTTGCATTTTCTTGGTAATAAGTATTGGTAATTTTAAATCTTTTCTTGCTATGGCTTTTTTTATCTTTTCTACATGAGCAAGATTTATTGGTCTGTTGCCCTTAGTTTTTGTAAACAGTTTATAATCTTTTGTTATAAAACAATTACTCATTTTCTTTTTTAAGTCTTTCATTTGTTTCTCCATGTTAATTAAAAAGGTACTTCGTTGTCGCTTTCTTGTCCAAAAATGCTTTCATCTTGCCCTTGATTGCTCTGTTTTTTAGGATAATTGTTGTTTCCCTGGCTTTCTCCCTTGTCCTCAACTTCTTCAAAGGAAATATTGCAATCTCTTTTAACATTTCCATCATCATCAGTAGATTCGTTAAACCACATAGCCACATTGTAAGTTTTATCCGGACTTAGAACGATTGGCTTCTTGTATGGTTTAAACTTGCCATTGTTTAGATAAGGAGGAGGATTGCCAGATTTTGTCTGACTACCTAATTCTTTTCTTTTTGCATAAAAAAGATCAGTTATATCCTCATATTTATCACTAAAAAATAATTTTACATTATGTTTCATCTCTACTCTCCTGTATCATAGCCAATATTTCTTCAGCTATTTCTACTCTTGCTTTGTTTTTTTCATCTATTGGTTTTGTTGTGCCTATTTGCTTAATTTCGTTTAAACAATATCCTTCTATTTTATTTAATAAGCTCATTTATTTGTCCTCATAAATTAATCTTACACTTTCTTCCAAAATATCTCCCTCGTAAGTTTCTGGCTTTTCCGAGAGATCCTCTATGTTGCCGCTTAATAGCGCAAGAGAGTATTCTTTGAGAAGTGATGTTATATAATCAATAAAACCTTGATTATAGTCCACCTCCCAAACTTTAGACCCAATGGTACTAAAATTAATCAAGTGGCTTTTTTGGACTTTATGCCCAGACATGTTCAAGACCATCATTTGACCATAAATTTGTGGTAAATAATGTTTCGGAAACTCTTTGAACATAAACTTAGCCATTCTTGTGGTTTTGACCTCCAAAATGGTACTAAAATCCTTTGAAATGCCATCTGGCGTACTAGACAAACTAATAGTTTCTTTTTGATCTAAATTAAGCCAATTATCCACTACAAAACTCTTTTGATCTTTGAGTATATAGCTAGGTATTTCTTTGTTTAATTGCACCCATTTAGCAATTCCATGTTTTTCATGCTTTATGCCTTTATTCATGGCTTTAATCTGATAATCATTGGTTATGGGCTTTCTTTCGCCCTTTAGATCCCATTCGAGCATTTCTCTCCTAGGAGTGTAATAACCAATGGTGTGATTAAGAAAGCTACTACTTCTAAGATTTAGATTCTTCATTAGCTTTCTCCATCTTTTTGAGTTCTGCTGTTGCTTTCGCTAGTTCTTCTTCTGTTGTCATCTCAAAAGAGTCAACTTCATCAGCAAAATCCCACTTACCATCTTTGTTTTTAACCACATCTGATTCAGAATAGATAAGACCACCCATGCCAACGAGCTTTAGTATTACTCTATCTTTGGCTCTTTTTTCTGCCATAGCGACAGGATATGCCGACATGGTGTTTTTAGGGTTAGATTCTCCAAAACTGACTTCGGTTCTGTCTTTTAATTTACCGCTGCATTTGATTACAGCTATTCGTTTTTCAGAATTGATCTCAATTATCTCTAAATCCAGGCTTTTTATACCATCTTTTATAGCAACTTTCTCACAAGCGCTATGCAAAATGACCGGTTTACCATGACAAGGCCAATAATCTTTGTCTGTAAGAGAATATTTTTTGTTAAACTCTTGCTGTTCTTTTGTGTATTCAAACTTAGCCATGATTATTCCTCCTCAACAAAAGGCGCAGCAACAACTATGTGAAGCTGTGTTGTTGAAGCCTTGTTTAAACTTTCGCAAAGACTTTCTGCTACATCTTTGTCCAATCCTGTTCTAGATATAGTTACTACTCTGTAGTATTGCCATTTTGGTGACCCATCTCTTTCTAAAACTAAATATTTTTCCATCGTAATTTCCTCGTAAAAAATTGTTAAATAAGCTAGAGGATCGGTAAAGGTTGATGAGAGCCTAAAATCCCCTAGCCACATATAAAGAATAATGTAAATTTTGATTTATTTCAAGAAATGATTGCATAAAGTTTTAAATTATTATAAATTAATTATAATATTAATATAATATATAAATATATATATAAGTTTGTAAGTATTTTTATTGAAATATATACACAGTTAAATATATATTTAAGTATAAATTTATTTTTATACAACAAAAGAGAGTAAAATGGAAGTAAAAGAATTTAAAGCATTTATGAATATGGTCGATGAAGCATATCCTAAACAAAAAAAGTTGAATCAAGTACAAAAAGGTTTGTTTTGGCTTACATTACAAGATCATTCTTTGCATGATTCGATACAAGCACTTGTTTCACATACTCATTCTGGAGAATGGAAACCCCAAGTTTGCGATATTTGTAAACATTTACCTAATGTTAATCTGCCTATAATCGAAACATTCTCTAATTTTTTCAATGGAGTAGAAGTTAAAGACAATATTGCTTTGGAGGTGTTTAAACTAATGGGAGGGGAAAGACTCAGGAGAACATCTTTAGAAAAAGATTATCGTAATCTTGAGTTAAGATTTGTAGAATTATATAAACAAAAATCTACACAGAAAAGAATGGGAGAACTGCCGCAGAATTTAAAAAACAAACTCATAGGACTAGACAATGCTTAAATTAGGAGATCAGGAATTAGAAAAAATGATCCATGATATCTCAATCATGGGTCAAGCGTTAGGAGAAGCAGAAGCAGAGTATGAAAAACTTGTTTCTGAGATGAAATATGAGAGAGATTTAGCCTTTATTAATCTAAAAGAGGTAAAGATGACCTTAAAAGAGAAAGAAGCTATAGCAAACACGCAAGGAGAAGTTGTTGCGTACATAGAAAAGATAGCAGAAGCTAAGAAATTGTATATAGCTTTGCGCCACAAGATTAAAGCCAGGGAAATTTGGTGTGATATGTTTAGAAGTATCAACAGCAAAAACAAAAGAGAAATGAAGTTTTATCAAGAATTAAGTTAAATAGGAGTATAAAATGGCAACACAATGCGAATTGATCTTGAAGGATCTCAAAAAAGGTAGGAAAATGAACCCTTTAATAGCTTTGTCCAAGTACAAATGCTTTAGATTAGCGAGTAGAATCAATGATCTTAGGGCAGATGGACACTCTATTGAAACAAAACTAGTAAAAAACAAAGATGGCAAGAAGAAATTTGCCGAATATTACTTGGAGAACAGAGATGAGTTCAAATAACGAAATGTATTTCAATACAATAGAATTAATTGAAAAATTTAACGAAACAAGAAGTAAGCAACAAATATATAAAATTCTCGTTGATGAGAATCACATACCAAGTCAATTTGCTAACGAGATGTTAAGGGAGTATTACATTGGCGAAGAAACCAAACAAAGAAACTAGAATCGCTTATCGAAAAGCTATAGAGCATGGTTGCTGCATATGTCGTAGAGAATATAATCTTTTTAGTCCAGCAACAATACATCATATAACTGGGGGAGGAATGGGGTTAAAGTCAAAGGACTTTATCCCTCTTTGACTATGCCATATGCACCACCAAGGGGCGCAAGGCATACATTTCTTAGGAAATAGGGAGTTCGAAAAAAGGTTTGGAACACAAGAGGAGATTTTAGAGTGGTATTTAGGGAGGGTAAATGATTAAAATAGAAAAAAATATACCGGTATCTCATCAAAGCAAATATGATGAATACATACAAACCATGATTGATATGAAGTCTGGTGAATCATTCATTGTAAATGATTATAAAATAGTAGATGCAGTAAGAGGTTTTGGTTGGAGAAAAGGACACAAAGTATCTTTTCGTACTATTGCAAAAGAAAAATATAGGATTTGGAAATTATGAAAGTAGAAATGTTATCATCTTTACTGCCAAAATCATTAGACATGAGTAGCGTGGGATCAGGAAAATCTCACGATGCAATTACACCAGAAGATATATCAGTCATACTTTCTTACTCAAATTTAAGTCAAAACCAAACAGATTTCTTGCTTATGAAATATTTAGATGATAGCGCAGCTTTAGACAGATTGTTTAAACATTTTAATAATAAAGCCAATAAAGCATTACAAAACATAAAAAACTTAGATCCTAAAACGCCTGAGAAAATAGTCCGCTGCGCCTTGCTAGAAAACATAATAAGCGCTTGTCCTTTTTGTCAGGGAGTTGGATATACGACATTCAACAAGGTTATAGAAGACTGTAATCATTGTAATAAAGGTGTTTTTATATACGATGACAGAACTAAGTGTTCGATTATGGATATGAAAGAATCAGAATATAAAAAAATTACCAAAGAATATGCTGTAATATCTCACATGATTTATGACCTAGAACAGGATTCTTTGTCTAAAATAGGTGATACATGAAAAAGAATTACTATTGTTATAGGGCTACAGTTACCTTTTCAGGAGCTGTTGGCGCTAAATCAGAGCAAGAAGCTATAGATAAAGTGGTCAAAGATAGCGAAAGATTACCAGAAACTGTGTCGTTTAAACCTAGTGAGGTGCGTGTAAGATTGCTAAAACGCAAACCAGAGAAAGGATTGTACCACGATCCTAAGTATGAACTATGAAAGTCATTGATTTATTTAGCGGCATAGGTGGATTTAGTTTAGGATTAGAGTCTACAGGTGGATTTGAAACACTCCAGTTTGTAGAAAACAATAAATGGTGTCAGAAAGTATTAGCAAAAAACTTTCCAAATGTACCGATAACAGGAGATATTAGAAATTATGAAGGACAAGAACAAGCAGATGTCGTTGTTGGAGGATTCCCATGCCAACCTTTCTCCGTTGCAGGTAAAAGAAAAGGCACAGAAGATGATCGCCACCTCTGGCCAGAAATGTTACGAGTCATCAAAGCATCGAAACCAAGATGGGTTATTGGCGAAAATGTGCGGAATCTTACTTCAATCCAACAAGGCATGGTATTCGAACAAGTGTGTACTGACTTGGAAAACGAAGGTTACGAAGTCCAATCGTTTATTATTCCAGCTTCAGCAGTCAACGCTCCACACCAAAGATATAGAGTCTGGATTGTGGCCTACTCCGACAGTAAATTGTGTAGAGGGTGGAGAGCAATCGAGCCGAGTGGAGAAAACAAAGACAGGGAGTTATATTCTGCGCAAGAAGAACAAGCCGGAAAACACCTTCGGAGCAAAACTGTCAGATGCAATTCTGTACGAGGAGAAACAGAAAATGTGGCC